AACGCAATTAAAAACACTAGCACCGAGCTTAATCTATGCCGTGCAAAATGCAAAACTTGCACTTATCATCTTTCTGGAAACTACGAAAATTAAAATTTAAATTAAAACTTATGACAAACGATACAAAATTTACACTTCAAATAACCGCTATATTCTTTTTTTTAATTTTCCTTGCTTTTGCGGGTTATAAATTTGAAAAATGGGTAAACTATGAATTTAATTATTCGTCTCAGGTCGAAGAACAAATTATTAGAACTGTCAAAAAAGAATGCTTAAAATCAAATTAAAATAAGGAGAGTATGGAACAACTATTTTTAACAGTCATTGTATTATTAATCAGCATTGCGATTATCTTTACTAATCCAGTGCTTGGCGGGCTTATTATTCTTGCTTTTTTAGTGCTTACTATAATCCCAATTTTGGTAAATGAAATTAAAGAAATAATAAAAAATATTGACAAATAAAAAATTAATGAATAAATTGATTACAAATTTTTCATAGGATTTTAAGTTAGTTGTGTTGGGAGGGGCTAGACACCTCCCTTCACTCTCTTATTCTCTTAATGTCCTTTTCATCGGGGGTTGCTACATTAGGAGAATTGGATAGTGAAATTATATATAGGCTTTATTAATTGAAACAGCCTTCAAAAAAGAGTAAATTAGCGGAGAAATCCAGCTAACAGTCGCAAGACTGCTATCCTTTTATTTAAAACTCACCTCGCTCATGAGTTTAAAATTCTAAATCTGGTGGATCAGATTTATATTTTATGGGGTCAAGAATCCACGCTTGACCTCGCCAAAATCAAAGCGTGGAGCAAAATGACAAATTTCATAAGATACAAAGACGAAATAATAAATCTCGATTTAGTCGCAAGTATATCTAAAGAACAATTTCAGCTGATGAATAATCATGAAGATAAAAAGATAACATATGCTATCATATTTTATGGTGCTTATGTAGATAAAGAAATAGCTTGTTTACAATTTGATGATGAAGAAATCCGAGATAAAACTTTTGATGATATTTGTTATATTATTGCAAAGAATTTAAACTGTTCATTGGATTCTATTACTGAAATTAAAAAAAACAATAACTTAACTTATAACTATTCAAAAACCATATGCAAAAATCATTAGAAAAAATACAACAAGAAAACCGTAAATTTATACTTAGCGCTTTAGAGGGAGTAGATGGTTCGCTATCAAAAGACTTGTTTAACAGCAAGCCCCTTACGCTCTCTAGGGTGCTTTTAGCTTTTAAAAATAAAGAAGTTAAAACTTGTTATGGAGATGAAATAATTTTTAATATTGCAGGTTCGCAATTTTGTGGATTAAGTGTTGAAGATGAAGAAAGTTATGCCACAACTTATACAGTATATGGTATTTGTCTATGGAATCCTGAACTTGAAACACTCGAAGAGCAAACTGAAGAGACACAAAGAGGACTTAATAAATTTTTTAAAGATTAATAAATAAATATATGAAATATCCAGCAATAATAAAAAAAGAAAAAAAGGGTAAATATAGCGTATCCTTCCCCGATTTTAACGGCGGTAAATTTGGCTTATGCGTAAGTTGTGGCGATACATTAGAAGAAGCTAAAAGTAATGCAGAAGAGGCTTTACGGCTTCATATTGAGGGCTTGCTTGAAGATGGGGGTAAATTACCAACTCCATCAGAAGCAATCGAATTATTTTAATTGCAAAACTATTGATAGAAATTAACAATTTGACAAACAAAAATTAAAAAGTATTATGAAAGGGCAAAATTATTTTGCAAAAGGAAATCAAGGAAATATGGAAATCGAAGACGGGCTTAAAAAAATTAAATCAAGACAACTCGGTAGATGTGTTAAGCAATTGCAATTAGCTAATGCTCCACAAATTTACATTGATAATGTTGAAAAATATTTTAATTTTTTTTACCTAGACTCTGTAGATTTTATATCTTCATTAGAAAAAAAAGGAAATTCAGGAACTTATGACAACTCAAACACAACAAGATAAATTTATATATTTTCCAATATATTTAACTGATTATGTATCGGATTCGAGAAAATTAACTATGCTTCAAAGAGGAGCATTAATTGATTTATCGGTATTATATTTTCAGGAAGATTTAAAAATTAATTACACAAAAGAGCAAATTTATAGACTTGTTTTTGCATTTTCTAAGGAGGAGCAGGAAGCTATCGATTTTATTTTAAATAATTATTTTACTCAAAGCGAAAATAAACCTATGGGTTTTTATTGGGTTTCTAATCGATTAAATCAATTAGGCGATAAGATATTGAAACGATTGAACTCAAGTAGGGAAAATGGAAAAAAAGGAGGCAGGGGAAATAAAAAAGAAAATAAACCTACAGGTTTAAATCCGCTTAACCCAGACCAAAACCTAGATAAAAACATACTAAATGAAACTAAACTAAATGAAACTATATCTATATCTAAAATAAAAGAAACTAATCCTATTTATAAAAAATTATCGGATGGTTTATTATTTGTCTTAGAAGCAAAATTACAAAGAAAACTACCTACTAAAAATTGGGAAGATGAAATAAAAAAATTAATCGAGAAAGATTTATCAGTTAGACAAAATCCAATCGAAGATGTAAAGCAAGCGATACAAACAATAGCAAATAACTATGGCAAAGAATATTTTCCAGTTATTCAATCAGCTAAAAGCCTAAAAGAAAAATTTACTAAAATTGAGGATTATGTTAAAAGAAATTCTCAAGGTAAAAACAATCAATCATCAGCATTAGACCAATACAATTCAATATTAAACGATTTAAATGGAGATTTTAATGAATAATTTACTCGAAGTTAAAAATGATATACTTAAGCCATTAGCAGAAAATGAACTTAAAGAAAAGCTAACTAAAAAAGTTGTTTTAAAATATGTTTCGCAAATGAGGATTGACCAAAATGTTTCAATCAGCGAATTAGATTTTAAAGTAAAACTTCAATTAATTTTTGATGAGTGTTGCGATTTAACAAATAATCAATTTATTGAAAATTGTAAAACTCTCGCAAAGAAAGATTTGTATAATAAAATACCTCCTGCATTTAAATTTAAAAATCCATTAGAAAGCGGTGATACGCCTAAATTTTTAAGTCAATATAAACATTTATTGAGCAAATAACCATGGAACAAGAAAATTTTAATCAAGAGTTAGAAGAGGCATTAATCGGCAATATTTTAGCAAATAACATGAATTTGTTAAAATCACCAAATCTTGAAGCTAAGCATTTTTATTACACTAACTACAAATTGATTTTTGAGGAAGCTATCAAAAGAATCGGTGCGGGTGAAGTAGTTGACTTTAGAATTATTACAACATTTCTAAAAAACAATAACATCGAAACAAGCATCATTAAAGATTTAATGAAAGCTACCGCAGGAATTTGCGATATGGAGTCTTATTCAAATGAAATTATTAGATTATGGCAAATAAGAGAGCTAAAGAATATTTTAAAACTTATCATAAACGAAAATATAAGCGATTTCGATGCTATTAAAACAAAATTAGAAGGAGAGATAGCCGACATATCAATAAATATGTCTAAACAGCCTAAAAAGATTGACAAAATTATTGATGATGTTTTATCAGTCCACCAAAAAGAATTGGTATTTACTGGATTTGAAAAATTAGATATTTTAACTGGTGGGTTTGAGTTAGGAAATTTAGTAATAGTCGGGGGAAGACCATCAAGCGGTAAAACTACATTTTGTCTTAACTTTGCTAAAAATGTTTCTCTTAATCATGGAGTTTTGTTTTTTTCAATGGAAGTTTCCGACAAAAGCTTAGCGAGAAAGTTTCTAAATGAAACAACTGGAGTAAGTGCCTATAGATTAAAAATAGGAGCAATATCAGAAGGCGATTCAATGGCTATAGAAAATAATCGCCACACTTGGAAGAATTACAATTTGATAATCGATCAAGAGAACGGCATTAATCTTTTGACAATCAGAAGCAAGATTAAAAGAGCATTGCTTAAAACTGATATTAAAATGGTTTGTATTGACTATTTACAGCTTATCGCAAGTTCGGGTAAAGAATATTCAAGAGAGCAACAAATATCAAGAATTTCCGAGGGCTTAAAGAAAATAGCGAAAGATTTTAATATTGTTGTTGTTGCATTATCACAACTTTCACGAGCTGGAGACTCGAGAGAAAATAAAAGACCAATCCTAAGCGATTTAAGAGACTCAGGAGCTATAGAACAAAATGCGGATATTGTAATGTTTACGCATAGAGAAGAGTATTTTTTAGAGCGTGAAAAAGTTCCTGAACACTCAAAGCATTATGAAGATTGGCTTAAATGCTACAATAATGTAAAAGGCTTAGCCGACATAATTGTTTCTAAGAACCGTGAAGGCGAATGCGGAGATATTAAATTTAGATTTAATGGTAAACAATCACAATTCTTGGAGGTTAAAAATGATTCATATTAAAACTATACTTGCAAAAGCTATTGAAAATGCAAGTAAAGCAAAATTTTATCATAACAATAATGCAAAATTCTATCATCACAATCGAGATATTTTTATTAAATATTTTGAGAGTATTAAGCAATACCAGAATTTAATTGAAGCTGGCAATTTCAAGAAAATTCAAGAAATAATCAGGGAACAAACTGATTTTAACATTAACAACTTTAACAAATAAACTATGAAAGGAAAAATATTTAACGCACAAGAAGTGCAAGCAATAATTGCGGGGACTAAGACAATTTTTAGGGAGGTAATTAAGCCTCAATTGCCCGTCAAATGCCCCTACCAAGTAGGACAAAAGATTTTTGTAAAAGAAGAAATAGCACATGGCGGTTATTTCGGTGCCTGTTTTGTCTATTGTGCAGATGGCACAAAAAGCAATAAAATGTGGCAAACTC